CCCGTACTCTGTACTCAGTTTTGTGAAGTTGAGAATTCCACCTAGACTTTAGGTGAGAAGTATCGTCTCCACAAAAGGAGCGCCTACCTATGACACCGCTCTCACGACCCACAATTGGGAGGTTAGGAATTATCTTCCTATATCTCTCATGCGTCGATTCAGCAGCTCTACTAGCATTCCAATAACCCTTAACAAACAGGTTGTTGGAAAAATCTAGAAGGGCCGCCCGTGAGGCGGGTCCGTCGGAACTAAAACTCTTCGGCTTTACGGGGGTTACATCGTAACCCTTATAACAGTCGGCACCACAGCTCTCGCGAAAGAAGCCGTTACTGAAAGATTTTTCAGTATTGACCTTCAATCCGAGGTATTGTAGCAAGAGTTTTAGATCAGCATACCCGGTCTTCGGCATAATAATATCATCGCCGAAAACCTGGACACTTGTACCATTCCTAAGAATTAATTCTTTGAGTGAGTTTCCCGGCAAACAAGCCAGGGTACAGCACAAAAAGAATAAAGTCTGTACAGGAAAGGTCAGTGCAGTACCTTGAGAGGCAAACTTCTTCGAAAAGAAGAAGCGTGACGGAGACGAAATATCGTCTCTCATCCACCTCGTCCGTGTTGAGTGTATAGAATGTAATATAGACTGATTACGTCTAAACATACGTTCTATAGCCCAACATGACAAGCGGTCGGAAGCGCTAGATAAATCTACCGTAACCAAATCGCCTGTAAGGCTTGCAGCTTTAACCATACGCTGAGATTTAGCTTGATCCCTAAAATCTATAAACCTAGATTTAAAGATTCGAGAGATATTCTCAACGAAGAAGTCTTTCATGGCCTGCTGGCACCATTGGTGCTGTGAGGGCTCCGAGGCGATAAGCCTAGGGCCCTTCGCTGTCTTTGGGACAGCGATAAGTCTTGAAGGAACTTCATGGTTGAGCGGCTTCCTATAACGATCAGACGCGGTTTTTCCGCATTGTTCGAATGGGAACCACTCCTGCAACTTAGCCGGCCAGTATCGGAAGTTATATTTATTAACTTTCGATTCACGGTCAGCTACTGCACCGTGTCCGTGTCTAAAGGATATCCCTCTTCCGGCTTCAAAAACGGCCTCTGAATAGGAGACTGCTTCGAAGAAGGGGAAGGATCTGCTAACGTCGTCAGCGATTTGCTGAAGTCGTTGACAGAGGCGCCGTATACGGGCCTGCTCGTTGAATGAAAGAGGTGACTTACCTCCGTCTTCTCCGAAAAGGTCAGTACTATCAGCAACCAAGCCGTCACAAAAGTGAAGCTTAGTGCCGATATTACGGGGATCCAGTGCGTCGAATTTCCACCCGAGGGTGGGCGTTCTCGTCTGTGATTCAATGTCATGGTACTCCTCGACTGTCTTAATAAGGCGGTCCTCAGAGCAACCAACTTCGAGCTTTTTCCCTAGACAGCAGAGCTGTCGAAGGAACATGATCGAATTGACATCCGCGTCGTCCAAAAGACACGCATCTGTGGAGAAAACACGCAGCCATAGTCCCGAAAATAATTTCGGCACTTTGACCCTCTTAGACCGCTTCGAAGAAGCAGGTCCTTTGAGGACTAGGCGTCCAGTCTCGAGTCCGTCAACCAAGATGGAATCGAGAGATGGGAGATCTAACGTAAAGACAGTTAGACCTCGAGTCTCCACCATACGGGTGAGTCTAGCTTTATCTCGCCAAACCTCCGTATATGCGGGGTATGCCACTTGCACGTCATCTAGAAGTGCAAGTGCGACTCTGAGTATATCACTAGCTAAGCTTTTCATACTACTTCCTTTCAATGGGAGTGGTAATCTTAGCCGCTAGCACAATATCACCTGAAAGGGCGTCAGCTCTCCCAGTTGATCAGCTTGGTGATGTTCGCGTTCGTAAAGAACGCAACGAATCCCAGGTCAAAATTCAACGGTTCAGTGAGTCCGTCGATGCGTTCGTTTTCGAACACAACGTAAGACTTCCGAACAGTAGAAATCGTGGCCGGAGAAACCGGGAATACAGTATGCGTAAATTCGACGTTGTGGCGGTCAATGACCTTACCACCGCGTTTCGTATCCGTATATTCTGAATTCCTGATCTTCAAGCGAAATTCATCGAGAGCACCTCGAAGGAGGTATTCGGATGAATAACCGTCTTGATTAACCCTTGTGAGGATTTTCGCAACGGCGTTGATCGTGATGGTAATTGTGTCAGCGAACATGGTATACTCCTTGGTTCAATACAGTTTGCGATATTGCCGATCTTTCGGTTCTATCGCAAAGCTTTTATAGAACCAAGAATCGACAACTGCCGTCCAGAAAGGAATGGCAGTTGGGCAGAAAGTGATGCAGAAACAGGCTTACGGGTTTTAGTTTCACGAACGCACTTCCATGGGGTCATTTTATGATGACCACCAGCGTCGCGCGCCGTGACCTCCGTCTTCGTGTGCTTCATGACCAGAACTTGGCCATGCGTACATGGGACTAGGTTCCTGTTGGCAATAAGAAAATCGCCAACGTTAGAACACCAATCCACTAGCCATGACCATGGAATAACATTCCACGCTGTAGAAAAGTCTATTGTAAGACCTAATACAGCACGCATGGCTAGACGCCTGAGTTGAG